TGGCCCTCTTCCGCATAGGAATTGCTTCAGGATTAGAGTGCTGCACCGCCGGCTACGTGCCGTCGGTCAGCCCTCGACCTGTTGATTTAAAGAGAACGGCCAGCCTAGTGCTTTGCGGCTCGTTGTTCTGCGCCCTACGGGACTCCCTGCTCTGGTCGAGTTGTTGGAGTGGCACCATCCAGGGGACTAGTCACCCCCTGGCTCTGGTTCCGCGCCCACCGTGCGATGGCCCCGCTTCAGTTCACTGAGTGGTACGCCGCCGCAGAACGGTGGTCCTCCTCGTTGGGGCCGCCCGCCCTCCCAGGCATCTGCCCGGGGGAGTGTGGCGACCCTCTGCCCGTCAACGGACCGGCCCTCACCATCCGTGGGTGGGGGCCGAAAAGCCCTTGCAAACCCCGTATCATGGCACTCCTCATAGGTCCCGGTTCCTCTGCAGCCCCGCCGGTGCTGTACAGGTCCTGCTGGCACAGCGAGGTAAACGCCATGCGTCGCCGCCTGGGGGCGCCACAGTTGTGGCAGGCCCAGGACCTCCTCCCCGCGTGGGATGCGGTTCAAGCGCATTGTCGGACAGGGCCTGGTCGGTCTCACATCTGGGAGCCGATCTTGGCCGCAACGGGGGGGCAGGTGGTCGCCACCCCCTTTGACACGTGGGTGTCGCATTATGATGGCGGGAGAGCCGCCCAGATGCGCCGCGCGCGGGTTGAAGCCGAGAGGTGGAGGAATGGCGACCCGTACATCATGAGGTTGGATGCGTTCGTTAAGGTAGAGTTGTTACCTAAGACGCTGTCAGAGTCGGTCAACAAGGAGCCCAAGGCCAGACTCATCCAAGGTCGTCATGATGCTCTCACCGCTAAAGCGGGGCCGTGGTTCCACGCGCTAGGCAAGGCCATCGGGAGGGCCCTCGATGGTTCCGGCCGGTTTCTGTACGGACCGGGGCGGGATGCTGAGGAGATCGGAGAGTGGTACGAGCGGCAGCTGTCGCTTGGTCTCCGGCCCTGGCCAGCCGATGCGAATGAGTGGGACGCGTCCCAGGGTCCTGGGCCCGTCACGACCTGGGCGCGCGATGTTCGCGCGCTACACCCCAATCGGGGGGTGGCGGCCGTGATCGCGCAGCGGGAGGCGAGTGGATTGCGCCCTACTCCCGGCCGGACCAAACACGAGGTGCGTTATTCGCTCTCGTGGGAGGTCCGGTCGGGGGACGGCGACACGTCGGCCGGGAATTCGGTGTGCCACGCGAAAGCGTGGTGCTACCTGTTGGACCGAGCCGCGGAGACGCAGCCAGCACTGTCCGGAGTGGCAGTGGCAATCGCGGGAGACAACTCCCTCGCGATGTTCCCCCCCCAGGTGGGGCGTGGACAAGTCTCCGAGTTCTACCGCTCCTTCGAGCAGTTGGGCTATGTGTTAAGGTTGGAGGGGAGGGGGGGGGACATATACGACGGGGAATTCTGCTCCGGCCGGCTTTGGCGGGTCGGGGAGCGCTCCTGGGTGTACGCGCCTAAGATTGGCCGCATCCTGTCTAAGACGTTCTGGATGCTGAACCCCCCCTTCAGACGAGACCAGCAGCTGGGTTGGCTGAAATCTGTCGTGCAGTCGCTCGACCAGCCAACTTGCTTCGTGCCCGTCTTGCGTGTGATTGTTCGTCGACTCCTGCTGGAACTCCAGCCGGTGGAGGCTCGTACTCTGCCCAACCAGGGCATCCTCGATCAGTTCCGCATTCGGCCCAAATACCGACACCACTGTACGCAGCACACTTTGGAGCAGTGTGCGCACTTGTATTACACCACCGTCGCCGAGATCCTTGCTCTGGAGCAGTGGCTAGAGCTGCAGCCTCTGATGCAGTCAGACCTACGCCACCCGTTGCTCGATAGGATTATCATGGTGGATTTGGAGGGTGATCCGTTGTAGACTCATACGACGGCACCCGCGGCGGCGGCCGCTGGATTGACCGGGGAACAGCCACCAGCCCCTGGCACTAGAGCCCAACTAGTAATCAAATGGGGGGGACCACCGGGGGATTACAAATCGGTGGGCACCTCGGCCGTTGTGCCGGAAAGCGTACCCTACATCCTCTCAGGATGAGGC